AACGCGGGCGCTCTCGATAATCTCGAGAAGCTAGTCATACAGATTCTCGCGGCTATTCCGTCGGGATACATAGTCGGCGACGTATCGCGTCCGTCGATCGTAACGTTAGGTTCGAGTAATTTACTTATTTCGGATATTGACGTTTCCACTTACTACAAGCAAGAAAACTAGGAGAACAAATGCCAACAACAATCGTAACTGGGCGCGATATCACTTTCACCATTGACGGTGATACATACGACGCTCAAGCAACAAGCGCGACTCTAACAATCGAGTCAACGATCAACACTTACCAAACGCTAGACGGTAAGGCTTATTACACTACTGACTCTCAAGGCACTTTCGCGGTCGAAATGCTCGCGGATTGGACAGCTGGCGGGTCACTTTGCAATTCACTATGGAACGCGGCTGATAGCGCTCCAAATACACCACTAGCGGTCGTCTTTACAGCTGCGAGCGGATCAGTATTTAATTTTGACGTACAGCCAATTTTTCCAAGCGCCGGCGGAACAGCTCCAGACGCGCAAACAGTTTCACTAAGCTTTACATGCGTGACAACTCCAACACTCTAAAGAAAAGAAATCGGGAGCATGAAACTACAAATACAGATCGAAACGAACGACGGTAAAGTTACTACGACAACAGCTCAGCCACCTGAGTTCGCCAAGTGGGAACAGAAAACCGGATACACAATTCAACAGGCTCAGGAGAAAATCGGAATTTCCGATCTAATGTTTCTAGCGTGGAACGCTTTAAGACGTGAGGCAGCGGGTAAGCCCGTAAAGCCTTATGAAATTTGGTGCGATACGGTGGTCGATATTACGGTCGGAGAATCTGAAGCCCCAAAAGTTACAGCCGAGGAAGCCTAAGCTACTTATTGGTTGAACTGTCGATCGCGACAGGAATTCCGATGAGTGAGTGGGTTGACGCGGCGGATATATTGACAGCGCTCGAGATATTGGAGAAACGAAATGGCGGAAAGTAAGGAAGTCATACAATATGACAAAGCCGAACTTCGAGCCATTACTGGAGCGTTTAAAGCTATGGACGCCGAAGCTATTGAACAGGCGAAAACCCAATCGGGAGCGCTTGCCAGTTATTTACAAGGCAAAATTATCTCGGCAGCTGGTCAATTAAATTCCGCTCCGGTAGCTAGTCGAATCGCTGACGGTTCTCGAGTTAGTAAGTCGTCCAAAATTGGCGAAATTGGTTTCGGTTTTGCAGCTCAGAAATTCAGCGGCGGCGCTACGACTCAACAATTATGGGGCGGCTCAGAATTTGGATCAAATAAATTCAAGCAATTTCCGATTTGGTCTGGATCAACCGGGCGAGGTTCGACGGGTTATTTTATTTATCCAACGCTTCGAGCTGAGCAAAGCTACTTAATAACTGAGTGGGAAAAAGCATTTACTGACATAGTTAAGAGGTTCGACTAATGGCTACTGGATCAAGAACGCTCAAGCTCTCGATCCTTGCGGACGTCGATAACCTTAAAAAAGGACTTGCGGACGCGGGCGATACTACCGACGGGTTCGGTACAAAGCTAGGAAGTTTTGCAAAGGGCGCTGGAATAGCGTTTGCGGCAGCTGGAGCGGCGGCGCTTGCCTATGCTGGAACGGCGCTGGTCGAAGCTACAAAAAACGCAATAGCCGATGAGGAAGCTCAAAAGAATTTAGCACTTACTTTAAAAAATACGACCAGCGCAACAGACGCACAAATAGCAGCTGTCGAGAGCTACATTACTCAAGTTTCATTATCTAAAGGCATAACAGACGACGAATTACGTCCAGCGTTTGAGCGCCTATCGAGAAGTACGAAATCAACTGAGGAAAGTCAAAAACTCTTAAACATAGCCTTAGACGTTTCAACCGCTACCGGTAAACCTTTAGAAACCGTAGCAAATGCTCTAGGTAAAGCATACGACGGTAACGCTGCGTCACTCGGAAAATTAGGTTTAGGCTTAGATTCAGCAATCTTAAAATCTGGCGACATGAACTTGATCACTACGGCACTAGCTGAAAACTTCGGTGGGTTTGCTACTCAAAGAGCTGAAACCTTTAGCGGCAAAATGGATCGTTTAAAAATTGCGTTCGATGAGGGCAAGGAAACAATAGGAGGGTTCGTACTCGACGGCATTACGCCACTTGTTACGCTTATTGTTGAAAAAGTAGTTCCAGCGGTTAGCAATTTATCTGACAAAATTGGAACGGGATTATCGCCAATTTTTAAAGATATTTCAGACTTCGTTAAAGATTCAGTAATTCCGGTATTTACCGATCTTTGGGATTACTTTACAAAAAACGTCGTCCCGCTATTTACAAGCTACGCAAGTTTACTGAGCGTCACTTTACTTCCAGCAATCAAAGCGCTCTGGGGTTTTATCGGTGACTTCCTAGTTCCAATCTTTAAGCTGACATTAACTCCAGTCATAACAGGCATAACAACAGTATTTAAAAATCTAAAAGATTTCGTCGAGGAAAATAACGCCGTATTCTCATTTTTCGGCGCTGTAATAGGCGTAATCGGCGGAGCTGCAAAGTTATTAGCACCTATCATCGGTACGACTTTGGGAGCAGCTTTTAAAGGGGTTTCGATAGTTATTGACGCGGTTAGCTTGGCAATCTCTGGCGTCGTTGCAGCTATCAACTTAGCAATCGACGCGGTTAACTTACTGATTCGCGGCTATAACATCGTTAACAATATTAAGCCCGGATCGAAAGATTTATCGCTTATTCCAGAAATTAACTTAAGTTCAGGCGCTAAAAATGCCAGCGTTACACCGACAACAGCCGCGGCAATCAAGGCTCAAATTCAGAAAGAAGCTGGCAGCGTATCGGCTCAAGTAGCAAAAGAAACGGCAGCCATTACTAAGGAAGCGGTTAAAACAGCGGTAAAGGTAGCAATTCCTACGGACGCGTCGAATAACCTATTAACTGGCTTAGGCGGCACTACTGGAAACATCGGAGAAGCCATGTTTGCAATTCGTCAAAGAGAAGCGGGCATTACACCGACTACGACTATTAACGTCAACGTTTCAGGCGCGATCGATTCTGAGGGTACAGCTCGAACAATCGTTAACACGCTAAACGATAGTTTTTATCGCGGCACTAACGGCGCTCAAGGGTTCCAGTTCGCATGACCGTATTCAACCCAATCTGGCGCGTTAAAATTCAGGGCGTCGAATATACGACATACGTTCTCGCAAATCTGACTATTACTAGCGGTCGAACAAATATTTATCAACAGGCTCAGGCGGGCTATTGTAATTTACAGCTGATAAACCTTAATCAGGCAATCGTCAACATCAATATAAACGACTCAGTTTCGATCGAGCTAAAGGATTCGACTAACACGTTCGTCCCTATTTTCGGCGGTACAGTCGTCGATTTCGGGATCGAAGTTTCGACAGCTGGTAACGTCGCAATAAACCAAACTTTAAACATCACCGCGCTAGGAGCTTTAAGCCGCTTACCTAAAGCGTTGACCGACGGAATTCTGGTTAAGGATTTCGACGGCGATCAGATTTGGCACGTTCTCCAAGATTTGCTATTAAATAACTGGGGCGAAGTTCCGGCGGCTTTACAATGGGATAACTACGATCCGTCCGAAACATGGGCGAACGCTCAAAACGTAGGATTAGGCGAAATCGATCGACCAGGCAATTATGAGCTAGACGCCAGATCAGCCGATCGCACCGACGTTTATTCGCTGGTTTCAGCACTCGCCACTAGCGGACTGGGCTACATATACGAGGACGCCAGCGGGCTTATTAGTTACGCGGATTCGACTCATAGGTCGATCGAGTTAGCTACTAACGGCTATACAGATTTAACCGCTAATCACGCACTATTTAACGGGCTAAAGATTCAGACTCGAGCGGGCGACGTCCGTAATGACATAACCATTAAATATAAGGCTAACGGGTCTAGTGAAGTAAGCGCTGAGGATATTCCGTCGATCGAGCAATTTGGTCGCTTAGCCCAGATCATTACTACCACACTCGATAAAACGGTGGACGCTCAAGCTCAAGCCGATTTTTACTTAACGCTAAGAGCTACACCTCAAGCGAACTTTACGTCGATTAGTTATCAGCTTACAAATCCTGAATTAGACGACGCGGATCGCGATTCGTTAATTAAGGTATTCATGGGCTTACCCCTGCGAATTAGCGATTTACCGCCTAACATGGCAGCTGGTACGTTTCTAGGATTCGTCGAGGGCTGGACGTTTAAAGCTGCCTATAATGAAATAGCTGTAACTCTTAATCTTTCGCCGATTAGTTATTCGCTTCAAGCTCTGAAGTGGGAGCAAGTTCCTATCGGGGAATCGTGGAATACTATAACCGGGTCGCTAACGTGGGAAACCGCGCTAGTCGTAGCATAGGAGAATAAATGACAAACCCAACGAGCAACTTCGGCTGGCAAATGCCAACGCCGACGGACTTAGTTACAGACTTACCAGCTGATTTCGAGGTATTTGGTCAGGCGGTCGATACGTCGATGGCTGATCTCAAAGGCGGAACTACTGGTCAAATCCTGTCTAAGGCTACAAATGCTGACATGGATTTTACATGGATTACTAATGACGTCGGTGACATAACAGCCGTTAACGTAACCGCACCGATTACAGGTGGCGGTAGCTCGGGTGCTGTAACTATTGGAATTAACTCAGCTACAACAAGCGTCGCGGGTGCGGTACAGCTAAGCGATTCGACTTCGACGACATCGAGCGTTCTAGCTTCGACTCCGACAGCTACTAAAGCGGCTT